AACGTACCCATCTTTTTCCAACACAGCGTTAGTGAGATTCTCAAACAACGCACGTGCATTCGGTGCGTAATTTGATTCATACACGCAACGCTCGATGCGAGGATCTTCAAGACCGTTGATAAGTGCAGACAAAAACGCAGTGCCATTTTCACGGGCATCATCCCAAGGCTTATTGGTAGTGAACCACACGTGACCTAATTCGTGCAGTGCGTAACCAATCAATTTGTTGAACAACTTCTTGTCAACAGCCTTGGTCTCATCGATGCTTGGAAAGATGACGTTAGCATCAACAGCACCGTTAACTTTCTTAGCGCATACACCGGCGGTCTTGCCATTCCAAACTACGGTGAGTTTGTCAAAGCGATTACCAGTAGCGTGAAATACACGCTCAAGGGTAGCCTCTACACCACGTTTGATTTCGATACCTAACATAAAACCTCCTATAAAGATTTGATGAACTCAGTGGTGTTGATCTGAGAAACAAACACGCCCTGCAACTCAGCCTCGCAATCAGACGGGAACTTGTTGATGATTGCATTACGGAATGCGATATCAACGGGCAACCCACGCTTGACTGAACGTGCCCATGCGAACAACTGGCGAAGTGATGGGGGCTGTGTCAGCAACCCGGCACGGGCTTTCTCACGGGCAACGTTTGCAAACTTGACGATGATCTCAGACGCAGTCAACGACAAGCCAGTGCGCTTTGAAATCAAATCACTTTCATGCGTAGCAGACAGGTACTCAAAACGCAGTGTGAAAGAGAACCGATCAAGAAACGCAGTGTTCTGCTCACGAACGCCTGCAAAGTTACCACTGTGGTCACCATGACCGTTGCTGTTGTCAGCACCGAAAAAGACAACGTGAGATGCAACCTTGATGCGCTCACCCGTCTCGCTGATGGTGACTGCACGGTGCGGTGACCGCTCACACAGTGCATGAAGCACAGCGAGTGATTGGGCACGTGCGAAACCAATCTCATCGAGCAGAACGATTGCACCGGGATGCTGAATCGCTTGAGTGATGATGCCGGGTTTCCAAACAACGTTGCTGTTCTCAATCGAATTACCGCCGATGAAGTCAGCACGTTCAAGAGCCTCATCAAAGTTAATGCGATACAGCCTGCGACCAAGGCGTGATGCAACCTGAGAAACAAACTCAGTCTTACCAGTGCCACGCTCACCCGCCAACCACACGTTGTCAGGCAGTGGATCATCGAGTGCAATCAACGTCTGATGCAAGTGTGATGGATTGAAAACGTAGTCATCGACAAGTGCGGGTGCATCAGGGTCATTCCACACGCCGACTTGCATATCGCCAAAGTCCACGCTGTCATAGCGGCAAGTGTCAGCACCGAACACGTCACGTGCAGGCTTGAGATCAAACGATCCAAGTGACTGTGCAATCTCAGTCAACACTTCACGCTTGGTCTCGCCACGAAACTCATTGAACAACTGCGAGACAGATGCACGGATCGTTGCATCGATTGCAGACTGGTCAACAACTGGACGCTGAATCGAATCCAGTTTGCGGCGCAGATCCGCATCGAGTTTGCCGAAGTCCTGTTTAAACGTGTTGACATTCTTGTCGATCTCATCACGCAGACGGAAGAGAGATGACTGTGCATTCTCGACTTGCTGAACAGCATCGAGTGCCCGTGCTGATGCGGTTTGAATCTGATCACGCAGATCATCAGGAACGACAGCAGATGTTGGTGCTTGAGCAACAGCACCGTTGAGGTCATCTAACGTAGCGTGACCTGTGGCGATCAGTGCAGTCACTTCATTAATTGCCTGATCCTTGTTGTTGGTTGCGATCATGCCTTTGGCAACAAGAACAGCGTTGAGTTTGGCAAGCGGTTGCAATGCAATTTTGTTAGTGAGTACGGCTCTTGGAGTTTTGATTCCGTTGTTCATCTTGATTAGCCTCTTGATGTTTAAATGGTTGATGAATCGATTAACAGGGTCATGCGATCTGCGGGGCAGATTGGTGCGCCAACGTTCGCCCACTTCTGCGACAGACGTACTGTGTAGCCGCACGATGGGCAGTGCGCTTTGAGCATACGTGTTGATTGCACCTTGACGTTGTGACCAACGTTCAACTTGGCGTGAGGATATGCACCCAGTGATTCAAGGATCGGTGCGAAGTTAAGTTTAAACGCATCGCCAATGACGGTGCTTGTGAGTTTGCCCTCAAGCCACAGGGCACGGGCGCACTTACCAAACTTTCTGCCATGCCCATCACCATCGGTTGATGCGTGAGCGAGTTCATGCATCAGAATGCCCAACACCTGAAACGGATCGTCCTCGACAGGCGAGATCAGAATCTCATGGGTGTTGTCATTCGATGCAGATGGTGACCAATGCTCGCCGATTGCCTTATTCAAGGCACGAACCTTGCGGGATGGGAAACCGCACGTCACCCGGATCTTGTCGGGCAGTGGGAAACCTACCTGAGCGAACAGGGGACGCACTTCATTGGTTGCGGTCTGCAACCAGTCTTCACGTGTTTGATGAGTTTGCATTTTGATTAAGCCTCCTGAGTTTGATGATTTAAACCGCCTGATGGCGGTGTTTCTGCTTGCGGGAATACTTGGTGCGAACAGTGTGTCTGCCTGCACCACACGAACGTGCGTTCTTAGCCACGTAATTGCGCTGTTTCATAAAACCTCCTTGTTAATTAATACCAAACTGCATAAGGTTCACCGCCTGAAAGGGCAATGTCGTAAATCGACACAACGTCTGACCGATTGCGAGCAACGCTATTGAATGCGTTGTCGTAGAAGTCCTCACGCAGATCGTTGATTGACTTGCCGCCAACCTGAACCAACGGTTGCTTTGCCTCTGCGATAAGAACAGCGATTGATGTAGATTGATAAAACATAAAGCCTCCTTAGTGGGTTTCGCCCTGATGGGCATCGTCAGTGTCGGTACAGAACCGACAGACCCGATTTTGTCTACTGGAGACACGTGTCCCCGGTTGGCGGTACTCCCAACCGTTGGAGCCTTCCCCCAACCGAGCCTTTGTTTAAGCCCCCAAAGTTTAGAGGGCACCTCATTTAACGCTGAGGCACTGCGTGGTCTTTGTCTGCGGTGCGCCCTAGTGTGTAAGTGGTGCGCTATGCAGTGACCCAATAAATCAACAACAGACCACAGTTTAAACAAGTACTAGCACGAACGCAACCCCCTGTTCTAGCACGTACTGGTCACAAAATGACCACCTAGCATTGGTGCGGGTTTCAGAGGGATTCGAGGTGTTGCCAGCGAAATCGGGACAGCCCACGCCCGGGGATTCGCCCGGAGGGCAACAGCCAACCTAGGCAGATCAGAGAGAGGGGCACAGAAGAGGATCTGATAGATCACAGAGGCATCACATTGATCAGGTGATGTTGTGCATCACGTTCATCAATGCGAACAGGTGTTGACAATCAACGTTTAAACAGCGAAGGTCAAATGCAATTGCACGAGTACATTGCAAAGTGCAAGCACTAGCACGTCAACACGAACAGAGAGAGAACATGAAGAGAGAAGAATTGATCGATGCACTGGAATCAGATGCAATCAAAATCGATGAAGACATTTCAAGCACGAACACGCCTGAGCCGGGAAATAGCGAAGCGATGCGGATTGCTGTGGCAAAAATCCAAGAGAAGAAGACAAAGAATGGCAAGGTATATGGAGTGAAAGACAAAGAGGGCAATCCTCATAAACGTCTGACAGCGTCTATGCAACTGTTTGTCAATCATCTGCTCAATGGTGATACCAAACTGATGGCGTATAGAAAAGCGTACAACGTCAGGACAGAGAACGATGCGAGTGTGTTGGGCAATGCGAACAAACTGATGCGGGATGAGCGGATCATTGCGCTATTGGGGTCTCTCTCAGAGGTTGTCCAAGAAAAGGTGATTGCAGATGCAGTGGCAACTCGCCGTCACGTCATGGAGCAACTGTTTAAACACGCAGGCACTGCAAAGACAGAGAGTGCCCAGTTGAAAGCACTGGAGTTGATGGGACGTGCTGTTGGTATGTTCACTGACAAAGTAGAGACCAAAGTGGAAGAGATCAACACTGAAAAACTGAAAGAGGAACTCAAGTCGCATCTCACACTGCTAGAGAACGTAGCACCGATAAGGAAACGCAGTGCCTAGGTTAGGCAACGTACAACATTGTCAGTGATTGATTGATGACGAGATGCATTCGTTGTTGGTTGATCACTGACTCCGTTTACACAGCGTCACATCACGACGTAGCGCCATCCGTGACCCCCACCC